ATGTGGCGCGCCATTGCCTCGAACGCGATCACGTTGCTGATCGTGACCCTTTTCCTGTTGGGCGGGGTGATCCTGTTCGGGCAGTCGCAATACCGGGCTGAAGGGCCGTTGGAGGAGGCGATCTGTCTGCGGGTGGAACGCGGTTCGAACATGAGTCGGGTGTCGACAAATCTTGAGAACCAGGGCGCAATTCGCAGTGGTACGCTGTTTCGTTTGGGCGCCGAATACTCGGACAAGTCCTCATCGCTCAAGGCGGGCAGCTTCCTGATCCCTGCCGGTGCAACGATGGAAGAGATCACGGAGATCGTAACGCAGGGGGGGGCGAGTACCTGCGGGACCGAGGTGGTCTATCGGGTTGGCGTGACCCGCCAGTCTGTTCAGGTGCGCGAACTCGATCCAGTGACGACCAAATTCGTGGAGGTTGCATCCTTCAACCCCAAGGAAGACGAAGTTCCGACGAGCTACACAGAGGTGCGTAGCCAGCCGGATACCCGGTACCGGATTTCCGTGGCTGAAGGTGTGACCAGCTGGCAGGTGATGGATGCGCTCAATGGCATAGATCTGTTGACCGGCGCGATTGAACGCCCCGAGGAAGGGACTCTTGCGCCGGACAGTTATGAAGTGCGTGCCGGGGATACCCGCGCCAGCGTAATCAAGCGGATGGCGGATGCGCAAGAGGTGTTGCTGGCAGCGGCGTGGGAAGGGCGGTCGCAGGATGTGCCTTTGCAGTCGGCGCAGGACCTTCTCATCCTTGCTTCGATCATCGAAAAAGAGACCGGGGTTCCCGAAGAGCGTCGTCAGGTTGCCAGTGTCTTCGTCAACCGCCTCAAGCGTGGTATGCGTCTCCAGACGGACCCGACAGTGATCTATGGTATCACCAAGGGGGAAGGTGTTCTTGGCCGTGGACTGCGGCAGAGCGAACTGCGGCGCGAGACCCCTTGGAACACGTATGTCATCACCGGCCTGCCGCCCACGCCGATTGCCAACCCAGGCAAGGCAAGCCTTGAAGCGGCGGCGAACCCGGATGATACAAACTTTGTGTTCTTTGTTGCGGATGGCACCGGCGGTCACGCGTTCGCCGAGACGCTGGCGGAGCACAATCGGAACGTCGCAAAATGGCGCCAGATCGAGGCGGAGCGCGCGAACCAGTAAGGCAGGTTGGCTTGGGTCAGTCGATGAGGCTGGTTGTGTAGATCGCTGCAGGACTTGCAAAGTCGGTTGCGGCCGCTGTGTTTGCCGGGGCAATCTGCGCGCTGATCGCCATACAGATCGTTGCAAGGCTCAAGATCAGTGTGGCGCTGCGTGTCAGGTTTTTTGTGCTCGTCATTGGCGCACAAGATTTCACAATTGTGTCTGGAATATGCGACAACTTTGGCCAAATTTAGGCGGATTGGGTGCATCGGCGCTCTTCGAGGTAGCGTTCTGATCATTAACTAATTGAAAATACATGTAATATTGACTTTGCGTTCGGTGTTTGCTAGAACATGTTTACGCTGGAAGACGTGTGAAACGGCTCGTGGGAGAAACCCTGCGGGCCGTTTTTCATGTCGCTTGTGCGGAGGGGTGGACTGCGCATGAGAGGCACCGAGCACATATGACCTTAGAAACTCCGCCTGACGACGCAATTGACCTGAGCCGGCAAATCGGTGGTCTTCGGCAATCCCTGTCCGACATGGCGACGCAACTTCGACATCTTCACGGCGTGGAAGTGTCGCAGGAGCATACCCTTGTCGATGAGATGCAGAGATTGCTGGCCCAGGTACGGGCCTGTGTCCGACTGGCAATTGAAACGGAGATCCGACTGAATGAACGCCACAAAACGAAAGCAGATCGGGGCAGGGCCTGCCCCCTCGATCTCGACACCGCACGATCTTCGATACGGTGCCGATTGGATCGCCTCAGAACCTGCCGAGGTTCAGGCAGCGTTCCTGGATAGTCTGACCGAGGGAGAGCTTCTGGCTCTCCCTTTTTTGTTCGATTTCTGGGCTTTTCCGCACCAGCTTCCGCCGGAAGGTGACTGGAAAACCTGGGTCATCCTTGGAGGGCGCGGAGCAGGTAAGACCCGTGCGGGTGCTGAATGGGTGCGCAGCATGGTCGAGGGATCAGGCCCAAAAGATGCTGGGCGCGCGCGCCGGGTCGCTCTGGTCGGGGAAACAATCGACCAGGTCCGTGAGGTGATGATTTTTGGCGAAAGCGGTATTCTGGCCTGCTCTCCGCCAGATCGGAAACCCGTTTGGGAAGCCGGGCGCAAGCGGTTGGTGTGGCCAAACGGGGCGGTGGCACAGGCGTTCTCGGCCCACGATCCGGAAGGGTTGCGCGGCCCGCAGTTTGATGCGGCGTGGGTGGACGAGATCGCCAAGTGGCGCAACGGGCGTGAGACATGGGACATGCTGCAGTTCGGGCTGCGGCTTGGGGATCATCCGCAACAATGCGTGACCACGACGCCGCGCAACGTGTCGGTGCTCAAGGATTTGCTTAAGGTGACAAGTACGGTTCAGACCACGGCGCCTACCGAGGCCAACCGGGCCTATCTTGCCGAGAGCTTCCTAGAGGAGGTTCGGGCGCGCTACGAGGGTACGCAGCTTGGCCGACAGGAACTGGACGGAGTGTTGCTGGAGGATCTTGAGGGCGCCTTGTGGAAACGCGAGATGATCGATGCCCACAGGCTTGCGAAGGCACCGGAGCTGGATCGGATTGTTGTGGCGGTTGACCCGCCCGTGACTGGGCATTCCAAGTCCGACGAATGCGGGATCGTGGTTGTCGGGGCCAATATGCGGGGACCGGTTCAGGATTGGAAGGCGGTTGTTCTTGAGGATGCAACCGTGCGGGCGGCTAGCCCTGAAGGCTGGGCCAGTGTTGCGATCGCAGCTATGGAAAGTTGGGGGGCGGACAAGCTGGTTGCAGAGGTCAATCAGGGCGGAGATCTTGTACAATCGGTGATCCGGCAGATCGACCCGCTTGTCCCGTTCAAGGCGGTACGTGCATCGCGTGGCAAGGCGGCGCGGGCCGAGCCGGTGGCGGCGCTTTACGAATTGGGCCGGGTCAGTCATCTGGGCGGGCTGAATGTGCTTGAAGACCAGATGTGTGCCATGACCTTGCAGGGGTATGAAGGTAGCGGAAGCCCCGACCGGGTGGACGCTCTTGTCTGGGCTTTGACGGAACTGATCATCGAGCCATCCGCCACTTGGCGTGCGCCCCGCTTTCGGGCGATTTGATCGAGGCAACGGGCACCGCGCGGTGCCCAAGCCGCATCTTAAGACCGCTCTGCGATAACGTTTCCAGTCCAAGGCGGACACAGGAATTGGCGCGGGTTTCCAAGTTGGAAATCGGGGGCGCAGGTAGCTTGGGAGCATCAGACGATGGTATTTGATTTCTTGCGGCGGGGGACCAAGGACGTGCCCGAGCAGAAGGCGAGCGCAACCGGACCCGTCGTGGCCTGGCAGAGCGCCGGGCGCGTCGCCTGGAGCCCGCGCGACACCGTTTCGCTGACGCGGACAGGGTTTGCCGGAAACCCGGTCGGGTATCGTTCCGTCAAGCTGATCGCCGAGGCCGCATCGGCGCTTCCGCTAGTGTTGCAGGATGCGCAGCAGAGGTTCGAAACGCATCCGATCCTGTCACTGATTCAGTCGCCGAATGCAATCCAAGGCCGCGCAGAGCTTTTCGAGGCGTTGTTTGGGCAACTTCTGCTGTCCGGCAATGCATATCTTGAAGCGGTTGGGGCCGATCAAGGTCTACCGTTGGAACTGCACGTACTGCGCTCGGATCGGATGAGTGTGGTGCCGGGCGCGGATGGCTGGCCGGTCGCTTATGAATATGCTGTGGGTGTACGCAAGCACCGCTTTGACGCGCGTGGCATGTCGCCGGTCTGCCATATCAAAAACTTCCACCCGCAGGACGATCATTATGGGTTTTCACCTATGCAGGCTGCGGCAATGGCGCTTGATGTGCACAACAGTGCGTCGCGCTGGTCCAAAGCGCTGCTCGACAATGCCGCACGTCCGTCCGGCGCGATCGTTTACAAGGGCAATGATGGGCAGGGAAGCCTGAGCACCGATCAATATGACCGGCTGGTGGGTGAAATGGAGAGCCACCATCAGGGTGCGCGCAATGCGGGACGACCGATGCTGCTGGAAGGCGGGTTGGACTGGAAACCAATGGGGTTCTCACCCAGCGATATGGAATTCCAGAAAACCAAAGAAGCTGCAGCGCGCGAGATCGCTTTGGCGTTTGGGGTGCCTCCGATGCTGCTTGGTATTCAGGGCGACGCGACTTACGCAAACTACCAGGAAGCCAACCGCGCCTTTTATCGGTTGACGGTGCTGCCGCTGGCCACGCGGGTCACAGCGGCAGTTGGGGCATGGTTGTCGGATTTTGTTGGGGAGAGTGTCGTGCTGAAGCCCGACCTGGATCAGGTGCCGGCGCTGTCTGCCGAACGGGATGCGCAATGGGCACGGGTGGCAAATGCCGGCTTTCTGACAGTTGCGGAAAAGCGCGCCCTGCTTGGTTTGCCCGCAGAGGCAGATGGGGACTTGGATGGGTGAAAAGCGATATGGGTTCGAGACATTTGATTGTGCCCCGGCGTTGCGGCTGGAAGCGCATGAGCGGGTGGCGAAATTGCAGTTCGACGGATTGAACCGCCGACTCGACAAGATCGAGGCGTTGATGGAGCGGTTGGAAAAACGGCTTTGGTTGACTGTCTACGGGGTGGTCGGTGTGATCCTTGCGCAGGCGTTTCAGTCGCTATTGAGTGCCGTGCCCTAGGGAACAAATGAAAGGGGTTAGGATGGAATTCGCGAATGTTCTGGAGCGCAAATTCGCGCGGTTTGGGGACGGCTTGAACGTAGAAGACGGAACCGTGATCGAAGGTTATGCCTCACTTTTTGGGTCCGTGGATCAGGGCGGTGACATCGTGCAGAAGGGCGCATATGCAAGTTCACTTGCGGCGCTAAGCAAGTCAGGGCGCAGCGTGAAGATGTTGTGGCAGCACGATCCGGCCCAACCAATCGGCATTTGGGACGAAGTGCGCGAAGACGCGCGCGGACTTTGGGTCAAGGGGAGGCTCTTAACCGATGTGGATAAAGGACGCGAGGCCGCCAAGCTGATCGGGGCAGGGGCGATCGACGGGCTGTCGATAGGCTATCGAACGTTGAAGGCCACGAAAAATGACAAGGGCCAGCGGCTCTTGAAGGAACTGGAGCTGTGGGAAGTGTCGCTCGTGACATTCCCGATGTTGCCCAGTGCGCGGGTGGCGGCCAAGGGGGAAGCCCCTGACATGGATGCCGCTTTGCGTGAATTGGCGGCGACCATTCAGGGCGCCCGCCGGGAGCTGGCGCGCTTCTAGCGCCGGCAGAAACTCAACTGAGGATCTGTGGATGAGTAAGACCGAGACGAAGGCTCGGGCCGGGGAAGATGTGTCTCCGGTAGCCGAGGTGAAGTCTGCCGTGGCGGGTTTCATGAGCGACTTCAAAGACTTCTCTAGCGAAATTGATGACCGACTGAAGAAACAGGAAGATCGAATGACCAAGATTGAACGTAAATCTCTTGTTGCAGCGCGCCCGGTTCTGGCGGCGGCAACCGATTTTGACGCCCCGCACCAGAAGGCTTTCAACGCCTATCTGCGTTCAGGCGAGGATGATGGGCTGCGTGGCCTTGAGCTGGACAGCAAGTCGATGTCGACGGCGGTGAATGGCGACGGCGGATACTTGGTCGACCCGCAGACGGCAGAGTCGATCAAGTCGGTGCTGAATGCCACGGCTTCGATCCGTGCGATTGCGAATGTGGTCAACGTCGAGGCTGGATCGTTTGATGTTCTGATCGACTCGACAGAAGCGGGGGCTGGCTGGGCCGATGAAACCTCGGCGACGGGTGAAACAGGCACGCCGACCATCGAGCGGATCACCATTCCGCTGCACGAACTCAGTGCGCTGCCGAAGGCATCGCAGCGTCTTCTGGATGACAGTGCATTTGACATCGAGGCCTGGCTTGCAGGTCGCATTGCGGACAAATTTGCTCGCGCCGAGGCGGCCGCATTCATCAATGGTGACGGTGTCGACAAACCGACCGGTATTCTAAACCACGCGGCGGTGGACAATGACGTCTGGACCTGGGGCAACATCGGTTATGTCCCGACGGGTGTGGATGGCGATTTCAATGGCGGAGATGCCATTATCGACCTCGTTTATGCGCTGGGGGCCCAGTATCGCGCTAGCGGCACCTTCGTGATGAATTCCAAGACGGCGGGCGCAGTGCGCAAACTCAAGGATGGCGACGGCCGCTTCCTGTGGTCGGATGGGCTTGCCGCCGGTGAACCGGCGCGCCTTCTGGGCTATCCGGTGCTGATTGCGGAAGACATGCCGGACATTGCGTCGGGTGCCGACGCGATCGCCTTTGGAGACTTCAACGCAGGTTACACGGTGGCCGAACGCCCGGACCTGCGGGTGCTGCGGGATCCGTTCAGCGCCAAGCCGCATGTGTTGTTCTATGCGACCAAGCGCATTGGTGGCAATGTGAGCGATTTTGCCGCGATCAAGCTTCTGCGGTTCTCGGTCTCCTAACGGATCGAGGAAACAAAGGCGGGACACCGCCTTTGTTCGGGCGCGCGCCAGTTATCTTGCGTTGTCTAGCCGTTCCCCTCCGTTCGAGCGACGTGAGGGCGCGCGCCCAGCCTGTTGAGAGGGTGGATTATTGGAGTTTTCCATGATGTTAGTCGAAGAGACCTCGGTGCCGCCGTCGGCCCTGCCGGTCGATGAGTTCAAGGCCCATCTGCGGTTGGGCAGTGGATTTTCCGATGAAAGCCTTCAGGACAGCGTTCTGGAAAGCTTTTTACTGGCGGCAATGAGCGCTGTGGAGGCGCGTACCGGAAAGGTTCTGATTGCAAGACGATTTTCCTGGCTGCTGAGTGGGTGGCGCACTGCGCAGGCTCAGGGGCTTCCGGTGTCACCGGTGTCTACAATCGAAAGCGTCGCGTTGATCGATCGACAAGGGGACGCGGTCACGGTTGCCCCAAGTGCTTATCGTTTGGTGCAGGATGCTCAACAGCCGACACTGCGTCCTGTTGGAACGTGCCTGCCGACCATTCCAATGGATGGAAGCGTGTCGATTGTATTCTTTGCCGGGTTTGGTTCGGCATGGGGAGATCAACCGTCGGATCTCGCTCAAGCGGTTTTCCTGCTCGCGGCGCATTACTACGAATACCGACATGAGACCTCGCTTCAGAGTGGCTGCATGCCGTTTGGAGTGACGAGCCTGCTGGAGCGCTATCGCCCCGTGCGCATGCATATGGGGGCAGGGCTATGAAACGGGTTTCTCTGAGCCGGAAACTCACTCTGGAAACACGCAGCAGCCTTCCGGATGGCGCCGGCGGCACCGTGGAGGCCTGGACGCAGGAAGGAGTTCTCTGGGGCGATGTGCAGGTGCGGACTGCGCGTGTGCGCAACGCGGCTGAAACTGCTTTTTCGACCGTGGGATACCGCATTTTCGTGCGGGCAGCCCCTTCAGGACAGCCATCGCGCCCGGAGGCGGGACAGCGCCTTCGCGAAGGAGCCCGCGTGTTCCGTATCGAAAGCGTCGCAGAGTGGGATCCCGACGGCCGCTATCTGGTTTGCAACGCCAAAGAGGAGCGTGTGGCATGAGTTATGCAATTGCGGCGGCCCTTCAGACCGCGGTTTTTCAGGCCTTGGCGACGGACGTCGCGCTGTCTTCGCTCATTGGGGGCGCCGTCTATGACGAGCTTCCAGAGGGGATTGCGCCCGATACCTATGTCATTCTCGGGGCGGAAACGACGCTGGATCGCTCGGATGCGGACGGAGATGGCGCCGAACATCGGCTCATTGTGTCGGTATTTTCCAGTGCTGGTGGCTTTTCCCAAGGAAAACAGGCGGCTGCGGCAGTCAGCGATGTGCTGCACCGCGCTGACTTGACCTTGTCGCGGGGCAGGATGGTTTTCATGACATTCGAAAAGGCAGTGGCCAAACGGGACACGGTGTCCGGGCTACGTCGCATCGACCTGAAGTTCCGCGCGCGCGTGGAAGACGATTTGATTTCTTAAATGGAGGCGCATCATGGGTGCACAGAATGGCAAGGATCTTTTGATCAAAGTGGATCTGACCGGGGACGGCCAGTTCGAGACGATTGCGGGGCTTCGGGCAACCCGGATCAGCTTTAACGCGGAAAGCGTGGACGTGACCTCGCTGGAGAGCCAGGGAGGCTGGCGAGAACTGCTCAGTGGCGCAGGTGTGAAATCGGCGTCGATTTCCGGGTCGGGTGTTTTCAAGGACGCCAGCACGGACGAACGGGCACGCCAGATTTTCTTTGATGGTGAGACACCTGATTTTCAAGTCATCATCCCCGATTTCGGGATCGTGGAAGGCCCGTTTCAGGTTGCGTCTGTTGAGTATTCGGGCACGCATAACGGCGAAGCCACGTACGAACTCTCGCTGGCTTCCGCTGGCGCGCTTACGTTCGTGGCGCTTTGACATGGCCAATCCGTGGGCAGGTGAGGTCGAGCTCGTTATCGATGGTCGGCCGCATGTACTCAAGCTGACGTTGGGCGCGTTGGCAGAATTGGAAGACGGCTTAAAAAGCGGAACGCTTGTCGAACTGGTCGAGCGGTTCGAAACCGGCGCGTTTTCCTCTCGCGATGTGCTGACGCTGATCTTGGCGGGACTTCGGGGTGGCGGATGGCGCGGCCATGCGGATGCCTTGGTGAGCGTCGACATTGAAGGGGGCGCGCTGCATGCGGCAAAAGTCGCCGCCGAGTTGCTCGCGCGTGCCTTTGTCGTTCCGGGAGAAGTGTCTTCATGAGCGGGTTTGACTGGCCCCGCCTCATGAGGGCCGCGTTCGGGGGGCTGAGAATGCCCCCAGAACAATTCTGGGCGCTCACCCCAGCCGAGCTGGCGCTTTTGCTGGGGCAGGAAGGTGGGCTGGCTCCGATGAACAGAAGCGGTCTCGACAAGCTGTTGAGTGCCTATCCCGATCAAGCAAAGGGAATTCGAGATGACGGAAATTGAAGGATTGGACGAACTAGAGGCGCAGGTCGATGCGCTTGAGGTCAGTCTTGGGCAGACCACGGCAGTTGCCGCCGGGTTCGACACGGAGTTGAAGCGGATGCGTGATGCCCTGTCTGCGACGGGACAAGACGTGGCGACCCTTGAAAAAGGCATCGGGCGCGGCTTGCGCAAGGCATTTGATGGCCTGGTGTTTGACGGGATGAAGTTGTCGGATGCGCTCGAAACCGTCGCAGGGTCGATGATCGATGCCACCTACCGAGCGGCGCTGACACCTGTAACAGACCAGCTGGGCGGAGTTATCGCGGGCGGAGTCAGCAATCTGATTGAAGGCCTTCTTCCGTTCGCCAACGGTGCCGGGTTCGCTCAGGGGCGTGTAATGCCTTTCGCGAAGGGCGGGATCGTTTCGGGCCCAACCACGTTTCCGATGCGCGGTGGCGTTGGACTGATGGGGGAGGCAGGTCCCGAGGCGATCATGCCCCTGAGCAGGGGTCCCGATGGTCGTCTCGGTGTTCAGGCAGGCGGCGGGAGGGCTGTCAATGTCGTGATGAACATCACGACGCCGGATGTTGAGGGGTTCCGGCGTTCTCAGGGGCAAATCGCGGCCCAGATGAATCGCGTCCTGTCTCGCGGTCAACGCAACGGCTGAAAAAGGGGGATGAAACATGGTATTTCATGAAGTGAGGTTTCCGGCAAACCTGAGTTTTGGCTCCATTGGTGGACCGGAAAGACGTACAGATGTCGTGACGCTGGCCAATGGGTTCGAGGAGCGCAACACGGCCTGGGCGCATTCGCGCCGCCGCTACGACGCCGGCGTCGGTGTCAAATCGCTGGACGATATCGAGGTACTGATTGCCTTTTTCGAAGCCCGTCGAGGTCAACTACACGGGTTTCGTTGGAAGGATTGGTCTGACTTCAAGTCCTGTAAACCGTCTGATACGCCGGACTATCGTGATCAGATCATTGCGCGGGGAGATGACGCAACCAAGACATTTGCACTCGTGAAAAACTACCGCTCGGGTGCCTTTTCCTATCAACGCCCGATTGCCAAACCGGTTTCCGGGACGGTTCGGGTTGGTCTCGCCGGGGATGAACTTAGGGAAGGCGTGCATTTCGAAGTCGAGGTCGATACCGGGCTCGTTCATCTTCGTGAGCCGCCCGGCTTGGAAACCGAGATTACGGCAGGGTTCGAGTTCGATGTTCCGGTCCGCTTCGATACGGACCGCATTCAGACCAGCGTTGCCAGTTTCAGAGCAGGTGATGTACCGAATGTTCCGGTCGTCGAGGTGCGTGTGTGATGGCGTTTCAAAAAGCTTTGCAAGCACACCTGCAAACGGGGCTCACCACCGTGGCGCGTGCCTGGGGCGTGATACGTCGCGACGGCGCACGTCTAGGGTTCACGGATCATGATTGCGCGCTTGAGTTCGAAGGGTTCACGTTTCGCGCTGACAGTGGGTTGACCGCGATGTCTCTGGAGCAGAGCACAGGTTTGTCCATCGACAATACCGAGGCTCTTGGCGTGTTGAGTGCTATGACGGTTCGCGAAGAGGACATCCTCGCGGGGCGGTATGATGGCGCCGAAGTCGTCGCGTGGATTGTAAACTGGGCCGATGTTAGCCAGCGAAGCATTCTTTTTCGCGGTACGATTGGGGCGTTGCATCGTGCCGGCGGAGCATTTCGGGCCGAATTGCGCGGACTGTCCGAAGCATTGAACCAGCCGATCGGACGTGTTTACCAGAAGCCGTGTTCCGCGGTGTTGGGGGATTCCCAGTGCAGGTTTGACATTGATACTTCAGGTTATTCAACCGCGCTCCCGGTTGACGTTGTTGACGGGAGCCGTGTGTTTGAGTGGCATTCGCTCGTGGATTTCGAACCCGGTTGGTTCAGCAAAGGCCTTTTGCGGATGGAAACCGGCGCTGCCTCAGGCCTGACCGGTGTCATCAAGCGCGACTATGTGAGGGATACCGGCGAACGGATCATCGAGCTTTGGGAACCTTTGGGCGCAAAGCCTGTTTCCGGCGACACACTCAAGCTTGTTGCCGGATGTGACAAGCGTTTTAACACCTGCCGGTTCAAATTCGGAAACGCACTCAACTTTCAGGGTTTTCCGGATATTCCCGGTGAAGATTGGATGGCGAGCTACCCCAAATCAGATGGCACAGCCTCTGGTGGGAGTCGCCGCAGATGATGGTATCGCGTAAGGAAGTCGTGCGTGCAGCGCGCGCATGGATCGGAACGCCCTATGTTCATCAGGCGAGTTGTCGGGGCGCCGGAACCGATTGCCTTGGTCTGGTTCGGGGTGTTTGGCGGGAACTATTTCATGGTGAGCCGGAGATCATCCCCAACTATAGCCGTGACTGGTCGGAAGCCGAGGGTCGAGAAGAGTTGTGGACTAGCGCGCGCCGGCACCTGACGGAAAAACCGCGTGAAAGCTTGGCTTTGGGGGACGTGATCCTATTCCGAATGAAAGAAGGCTGTGTGGCCAAGCATTTGGGGATTGTCACGCAAACTGGTCCGTCGGCATGCTTTACACATGCATATTCCGGGCATTCGGTCATCGAGAGCCCTCTCAGCGCCCCTTGGCGCAAGCGTATTGTTGCGCTTTTTGAATTTCCCAGGAGTTGA